TCTTTTTCGTCTGACATGCTCGAGTGTCCTTTGCTCATGGTTCCGTTTGCACACTGGCACGCTTGCACGCCGGATTGCGCGCCCGCTCGATCAGCCCGAACAAATCGCCGTTGCTAAACTCGCTCGGCGCGTACTTGAGCAGGCAATACAGCAGCACGCGCGCGCGTTCGTCGTCGGGCAGCGGCTCGAGTGATTCGACAAGCGGCTGAAATTCTTCGATCAGTCTCATTGCCGCATTTCCTTCGCTAGTTGATCCATCGCATCCTGATACACGCGCACGCCCGCCTTACTGATCGACATGTATGCGCGGCTGCACGCGTCGGTAATGTCTTTGTGCCGCCCGTCCGGAAACGACTCGAGCTCCGACAAGAGAGCCTCGTTCCACGGGCCTTGCAACACGTCGACGTTACCGGCCTCGACCTGCGTGCTGAACGGGCCCGCGTACACGAGCTTATCTTCCCGCGCGACTTCCGACTCGACCCAGTAGCCGCTGAGAAACGACTTGGTGAGCGCGACGTCGACCTTGCCGGCTTGCGCGGGGTCTTGCCAGATGCAGATCTTCACCCCGATCCCATCCTGCGCGGCGGTGTTCAGCATCGCTTGCAACACCTGTGCGGGGCTGCCGCGCAGTGACTCGAGGTGCAAGAGCACGATCCGCCCGCCGCGCGTGATTCCCATCTTGACGCCGCGCGTCCACGCCGGATCGGGATTGTCGACGCTGGGCTGCGTCGCGGCTTTATCCCACGCCCGCACGACCTGCACGAAATCCGTAGGCGGCGCTGCGATCGTGCGGAACCAGGCACGCCGGAAGTACAGGCCCGCAGCCGGCCGGATCGCCCAGTTGCCGCCCTGCCCTTTGCCTAGCAGCCGCTCGCGCTCGACCATGGGCAGCGACATCAGCCGCGCGCGGTAGCCGGGATCGATCTGCAGTAAAATCTTGTTGTCTGACAGCCTGCCCAAAATGAACGTGAAGCTAGTCGGGGCCGTGTCTTGCTCCGGGAACTGCTCGCGCAGCTCATCGGCGGTCTTGCCCCAATGCAGCGTGTCGCCGATGCGATAGAAGTAGCGGATCACGCCCGAGCGCTCGGGGCGTGCGTACTCGCCGCGCTTGTCGAGCCACCACTTGATCATGGTCTTGACCCATGAATCCGGATCCGGGTTCATCGTAGCGCGTATGTAAGACTTGACGCCTGACGTTGAACGACAGCGCGAGTACAAATACCAAAACTGACCCTCGGTGAAGTGCGTGAGTTCATCGAAACCGATAAAGCTGTAGCCCTTCCCCTGATGCGCGGTCTTGGACGTCTCATACTGCAGGTGTCCTAGCTGCACCGTCGCGCCGCTTGGGAAGGTCGCACGGAACATCGGCGATTCAGTGCAGCGCGCCCCTAGTGCCGGATACCACTGCCGCATGAGTTCCCACAGCGAGCCGGGCCCCTCGAGCTGCGGGGACGTGCGGCGGAAGATGATCCCGCCGCTGCGTGGCACGTCGTGACAGCGTAGGCCTTCGAGCACGAGGCCTGCGGTTTTCGAGCTGCCGGCCTCGCCCCCGTAAAACACGATGTCGGCCGACGATGCCAAGAATCGCTCCTGCGATCCGGGCTGCGGGCCGATGCGTGTTACGGGGGCTAGGGCTGTCATCAGTGCATGTCCGGGGTTCGACCATTTCGCTTCACCTCGGTTGTGATTTCCTGACGCATTTCCTGGACTAACGCGCGAAAGTCTCGCGGCAGCGTGCGTAGATACACGCGCGACGCATCCACAATATCGGGCCATTCTGGCAACGGCTGACGGGTGCCTTTCTCGGTACGAGAACACGCGATCAATGCGCTGCTGACGCAGCTCTCGCTTTCGTCAGCAGTGCGTAAACCAGCAAGTCTTTGCAGCAGACCCAGGATCGCAACGTCAACAACGGCTCGCAGTTCTCGTTTCGTCCGCGCATCCGCATGCACCGTCGCGGAAAACTCACGACACAGCAACGTGCGGACCTTTTGGGTTGTGTCCAAAAGCTTATGCGGCAGATCACGCGCAGACGCATCCGCACTCTTTCTCACTGGCACCTTGGCACTCTTTCTCACTGGCACCTTGGCACGCTTGCTCATGTCGTGATCCCCTCTTGATCAGCCCACCACGCCTGTAAAACCAGCTTGCCGCGCGCGTGCTCGCGCGAATCAAACACCTCTGAATCGTCGTGCACGACCGCCTTAGGTATCCACACCGTGCGGATCGCCCTGTTAGGCGGCGCGAAGCGCACGAGCATCGCGATCCCGGTTTCTGCGATGCACTCCGCGCGGTCGATCACGGCTGTCCCACTGTCGCTGTCGAGGTAATCACGCCTGCCCATGTCAGTGGCCTTTAGCTGCGCGCTTGCGAGCGCTGTTTTCGGATATCACCCATAATGAGTAATCCTCGAGAGCCTGATGTCCTTTCCAAGACAGCCGCACGCCTGCAGCCCCTTCCGGATCCGAAGTGAGCACGATCGCCTTGCCATCAAACCGCGCGTATAGGTCGTCGCTAAGCCGCACCGTGTCACTCAGATCGTTTTGGTCGTGCAGTTCTACGATTTTCATAAATCAGTGCCCTTTCCCATTGCCGTTTGCGCCGCCATCAGCCGCCCCCATTCCGTCCGGCTTTCTGCCGTTGTCCGGCAAATAAAACTCAACACGCGCCACGCTATCGTCAGCGCCGCCGCTCGAGCCGCCGCCCCCACCGCCGCGGATCGTGATCGACGCCCCGCCCTGCGGCTGCTGGCCGTACGCGTGCGGGTACTTCTTTTCGAGCGACCACGACGCGGCCTTCCAATCGCCGCCGACAGCTGCACGCGTGATGATCGACTGCATGCGCAGCGCGTCTTGCGCTTGCGCTTGACGCACCGCGATCGCGAAATCGAAGTAGACCCGATCGCGCTCGGGCCCGTCGCCGGCCTCGTATTTCTCGCCCCGCTGCAGCCAGTTCTGGAAGGTCGTATAACCGATGCCGCCGGCCTCGACCGCGTAGCGCAGAAAGCCGCCGATACGGATCTGACTCACGATCCGCTCCTGCACTTCTTTGGTTAGCTTGGTCGGCTGTCCGCGTCCGCGCTTCGATGCCATGGCCTAGCCCTCGGTCGGTGGTGCCTGCGTGGCCTTCCTGCGCTGTCGGAGTACTCCGACCCAAGTCAAGAGCGCTTGGTAAACTTCCGGCTCGATCACGATCGTGTTCGTCGCACCGAAACCGTTTTCAGTGGTGAGCGTGATCCGATCGCCGTCAAATGCCGCGTAAACGGAATCGCCCAAGTACACCTTGTTGTCATTCTCCGACATGTTCGCCCCCCACGAGCTGCGCCGCATACCGCGCGCAGATGTCGAAGATCTTCGCCTTGCTGCGCGTCGAGGACGGCAGATCATTCCACGGCAGCAGGTTAGGATGCAGCTTGTTAGCTGGGTCGAGCGTTTCGCCGTACTCCCAGCCCTGCGCGTAGTGCATGTCGCGCCACGCCTCGTGACGCAGCGCGTGCGGCACCTCACTTGCCGCGCATAGCTTCAAGGCCTCGATGCGCCGCGCGCTTTCGGCCTCGGTGAAGATCCGCTGATCGTATTGTTCCTCGCCGAGCATCACGCGGATTTCGCGCGCGATCTCCGCTTGCATGCGCTCGGTCAGTGCCCAGATTTCCGCGTCTGTTTTCATCGCGGATGCTTGCGGCGGTGGTGCGGGCGGCAGCGTCCCGACATCCGCCGCCGTGATGGTCTGCAATTCTTTTTCGTCTGACATACTTTTGTGTCCTTCCACTCGATTCAGCAGTTTTTGGGTGATGAGCTCGGCAAGCTTCTCAAAATCCAGCCCTAGATCTAACGCCGCCATATGCCAAGCCCCCTAACTGGTTTGCCGCTGCGCCTTGTGCCCCGTGACGCGTTGCCAGCGCTCTACGATCACGTCGCAGTACGCGGGCGAAATCTCGAGCGCGACGCACGTGCGATCAAGCTGCTCGGCGGCGATCAGCGTGGTCCCGCTACCGCAGAAAGGATCGTAAACGACGTCGCCGGCCTTGCCGTGGTTGCGGATCGGGCGTGCCATGCACTCGATCGGTTTTTGCGCGCTGTGCGTGGTTTCGTCTTTGGGATCAGTCGGCCGATTCGAGATGTCCCACACGGTCGACTGCGTGTGATCGCCTGCCCAGCGTGCGGAGTGCCCCTCACGCACGGCGTACCAACACGTTTCATGCTGCCAATGGTAGTGACCGCGCCCGATCACGCTCCTGTCTTTCTTCCATACGAGCTGCGTGCGTAAGCGCATCGGCACGGCAAGCAGATCGTTTGCAACGGTCGCGACGCTTTTCGCGTCGTGCCATACGTACGCGACCACGCCCGTAAACAGTTTGTATGCTTGAGGCCACGATGCGCGATCGTCGTTTTCGACTTTGCCCATGCGTTGCGAGTTATTCAGTCCGGCAGCCTTCCGCCACGTTGGATCGTACTCCACGCCGTACGGCGGATCCGTCACCATCAAAAACGGCTCGAGTTTCGCCCGCGCGAGCTGCACCACCTTCGGATCCGTCGCATCCCCGCACACGAGCCGATGCCGCCCGAGCAGCCACAGATCGCCCGGCTGCGTGATCGGCGTCTCAGGTGGTGCCGGCGCGTCGTCGTCGGCTAGGTCGCCGTTCGACCTAATGAGCCGTTCCATCTCGCGCAGATCCTTGTCGCCCCAACCGGCGAGCATCTGATCGCCAAGGTCGTAAGACCGCAGCAGGTCGTGGAGCTCGGGCGTATCCCACTCGGCGAGCTCGCCGAGCCGGTTATCAGCGAGCGCGAGCAGGTGCGCTTCACGCTCCGACAGATCGACGAAACGCACGGGCACGCGGTCGAGCTTGAGCGACTGCGCGGCCTTCCACCTGGTGTGCCCCGCGATGATCTCGCGCGTCTCGAGGCGAGCGACGATCGGCGATGCGAAGCCGAAACGCTTGATCGACTCGGCGACCTTGACCACTGGTTCGCCGTCATTTTTCCGCGGGTTTTTGGCCCACGGCTTGAGCGTGGACGGATCGACCCATTCGGCGGCGGCGGTGTCAACCATGGTCGCGCCCCTTAGCCGTTTTCGCGACTTCCGCAGCTAGCGTCAGCACTGACGCCGCGGTGTACAGCCCCGCTCGCGTCAGCGGCGCTGGGTCACTTTCACGATGCGCCGCCCGCTCACGAGTGAGCAGATACGTCAGCATCGCTTCGAAACCGGCAAACACGGTTTCGAGTGCTTTAATTTCCGGTGCGTTTTCCGCGCGTTTCATCATGTATTCGCTCCGCTTTTTCGACCCACACGCCGTTTGCGCACGTTCCCCCGCGCCTCACTGATCGCGTCGCGCAGTGCGTCGTCGCGGTGCAGGCCAAACCCTGCCCCGTGCCACTCGTCGCCGCGCCACACGTACGCAATCCACCGCTCACCGTCGAACCAGCTCGACACGCGCCACAGCCCCGCAGCCGTCCGCGGCATCGGCTCGCCAAACAACCAGCGTGCAAGCGCGTCTGCGGCGTGGTGACGCCAC